GCGCTCGCTTTTTTTCTTTCCGTATTTGTATACAGCGTACGCTTGTATTAGTCCCATGAGGCAATTATAAAGTCTTTAGTTTCCAAGCTCTAGGTTTATTATCCATTCGTTTGGATAAAGCAAAGGTGCAGCGCAATCGAGGCATATCGCCCACCGATCTACATCAAGCCGATCATCAGTGTCAACAACAACTATGCAGGGGAAGAACGTGTCTAGTGACGGGCCAATAACCATTCCACAGTTTTCACATTCGGAATGGTCTATGACAAAGTCAAAGACATCGTTTTTCCCTGCAAGAATCGCGTCCTCTGGGTCTTCAATAACGTACAGCGCTAGATGTATCATGCGATACACGCTATCACACATAGTGACCCGTCTGCCTATTTACTTGCCTAGCAGGCCTGAAGTTCTTTTTGAGTGACCCGTCTGCATATTTACTTGCCTAGCAGGCCTGAAGTTTTAGCCGAGAGTTTTTTGGATCTCTGCAAGTTTTGCTTCGAGGTACGCAACGCGCTGCATGAGAGTTTGTGTCTCTGGGGTGCCCGTCTGCATTTTTACTTGCTTAGCAGGCCTGAAGTTCTTTTTGATGTTGCGATTCTCGCGGCCTGAGAACTCTGATGCTTTTGTGCGGCCAGGGAACCGTCCGGGTCCTGCCCAGTAGTAATGCACGTTAAGGTGCTTGCCTCTGTTTTCTTGGCGGCCGTTCATACGAATTTCGCGCTCGGTCAACGTTTCTAGTCGTGTACGAACATTTCCAGTTTCGCAAAGTTGATTTAGAATCAATCGCACATAACTTGTATCAAGCAGAATGTTGTGAGCCGCCAGCTTTTGCTTAACTTCCAAAGCAATCAGCGGTTGATCCGAAGATGCTAGTGCAGCGTATACTGCGTCTCGCGTTGACTGCCCTTTTGCAAGAATTGCAATTCGCGCTTGTGTGGGTAGCTTTTTTGTCTTTGTCATTTTGTCTCCTGTAGTAAGGTTTGGTATTATACTATATTCTTTAGTTTTCTTCTTTTATACCAAAAAGTCCACTGACCTCACCAAGTAATCGAAGACTCGACAGATCTGGAATTCCTGTTGAATCAGGATGTACAAATCCGATTTTTCTCTGCCATCGAGCGTATGCCTGTTGAGTGCGCGCATCGAACTCGCCGGCTGAATAGTCTTGTAAGTCGCACAAGAGTACTAAAGCGTTTTGCATTACTTGTACTGATGGGTTCTGTCTACCGACGCGAACGCTTTGCAGTTTGATCAAAGTGTCACCCGTCTGCTTTTTATTTCCAGTAGCAGGCCTGCGTGAAAATTTTGGACGAGCAAACGCGAGTACTTCGTATTTCCAACGAGAACGTTCAAACACCCCGTTACGGTCTGCACTTGCCTTAGGCAGGCCTGAGCTTACTTGAGCTTCAATTGCTGTAAACATGCCCGTCTGCTCATATTCATCTGAGGCCGACACGATGCCACAATGAGGCATGCCAAATTGTGATGCCGTTGGAAACGAGTAGAACACGATGTCACCAGGCTGAGGACTCTGTACAAGCAACCCGTCTGCAGAAAACTCTGCCAGGCCTGAAGGTGTGTAAACACAGGCCGGTAAAAATATTTCACTATCGCGGGCCACGCAATCAATAAACGCGCCGGACCATGGAATAGCCTCTCCTTGGTAACCCGTCCGCACTGCAAACTCGCTAAGGCCGGAAGGCCGTGTCTTGTAGCCAAGGTGAGATTTCGCCGTCTCTATAAATAGATCACGGTCAGGGTTTACGTCTGATTTATTCTTCTTGAAGATCGTCATCTACTACGCTCGTATCGAACATTTGATTTAGACCTTGCAGAAGTAAGTCCGCTTCGTTCGCGCGTGCCGATGCACGAATGTGCGACTCGCGATTCCCTGCTTGAAGAATGTCTGCCTTGAGACGCTCGACAAGTTCCTGCGCGAGATTCTTTATATGTTCCGCGGTCATTATCCCTCAACGATCTCAGCATCTTGAATATCACTTTCGTCATTGGTTGGCATTATGATTCCGGCATCGGTTAGCTTAGATGCGATTTCAGCCGCGCCTGAAGCTAAACGAGTCAGACGCTCAGCAACAATCTGTGCTGGCGACCGTGTGTCATTGATGTTGATATTAGCATCAAACTCTACTCCACCCCGTACACCAGCGCGATCTAATATTTCTGCTGATGCTTTTAGGCGAATCGGTTCGCTTGACGCGTTTTCCATGAGTTCTTCAAGAACGTCAACGGCGTATGGCGCAGCTTGTGTAAGCTTCATTCGCGCGCGCTCGATGTCTTCGCCTGGTTTTCTCTGTACGCTTCCTAAGTGTACTCGGCAGTAACCGTCATCTTTCGGGCGTCCTGAAGACCAGAGCATGCAGCGGATACCGTCGTCCTTTACGGCACGACAGCGTGTTGGCATGGCCGCTGGCTTCCGGCGAGACGATTCAGCGCCAACTTCTTGTTCTTTTATATAGGCTTTTGTTGCGCCGATCACCCAGGGCGGCACAAGATAGTCCGTCGCGCTTTCAGCTAACAGATCATAGCCTGTCAAATAATCTGAGTTTGTACGATCAGGGTCAACAAGAATTGGTTTTTTCTCGGTAAGACTTAAGTGTCTACGAGCTTTGTCCATTTCTGGAGATCGTGCTTGGATTAGACCTGTTGGCACGCCGTTCGAAGCGTAGACTGGGTCCCAGCCCATCTTGTTTCTTCGTAAGATTGCACGATTTTCGTATGTGTCTTGGCAAATACCTCGTTCGACTTCGTCAACACCAATGTCAGAAAGCACCGGGCGCAGATTGATCGGTTCATCAATCTGAATCTCTGGCTTTTCTGCCTCTGGTTCTCCGCCAAACGGCTCAATGCTCATCGATGATAGACTCGCATGACATACCAAGCGGAACTTGTCAGCGCAGTGCCACGAACTGGGGACCAGCCGCGCTCGGGAGCCTGAAGTGCAGCGTCAAGATCTCTGCCCATTTCGCGGTGACCCTTTGGATTGAGGTGATATTCGATTGCGAAACGCGTTACTTGGGGTGGAAGACTTAAGATTTCATCGATGAGCTGGAATTCTCCACCTTCGATGTCAATTTTCACGGCGTTGGGATTGTGGCGTTCGATGAGATCGAAGAGAGGGACCGTTTGTACTTCAATTGTACCGCGACCACGAGTCTCACGGATTGTGTGAGCTCCTTTGTTGATGCCGTTGTTCAAAAATAGGCTTAGAGTTTTTGGCGCGGCGCGATTTACAGCTGCTGCTTCGTACACTGTGGCTCGATCGCCGAATTCTTCGAGGTTCTTACGGAGGAGCTGTGTGTTCTCGGGCTCTGGCTCTACAGCAACTACGCTTTCTCCGCCGTTTTTCATCCACCAACGTGAAACTGCGCCAATGTTGCCGCCAATGTCAAGCAATGTACCACCGTCGCGGGGTTTGAGCAACTTGTAGCCAGAGACTTCTGCAGCTACACTGTCGTCAAAAGTTTCAGGGCGTAGATAGAGATCTCTCTTGCTTGAGAAGAAGAAGTTTGAGTCAGTGAGTGTCATGTTAGTCTTTCTAAAGTGTGAAGGTGAGGTTTAGGGTTGAGAGGGTCCGCCGAGGGGAGAGGGCGGTTTCGACGGACCCCCGAATAGTGCAGCGTCTAGCGACGAAAGAGTCGTGCAAAGAAAGATTTCTTCTTTGCAGGAGCAGCCTTCGGGGTTGGAGTGGTTGAGATTGTAATCTTGCCTTCTGGCGTGACTGCTCCGGTCATAGGAGCCAATCCTGAAGGAGACTGTGTGACCTCTTGCTTTGCTGCTGTCTTCTTTGCCACTGCCTTTTTTGCAGGCGCTGCTTTCTTAGCTGGGGCTGTCTTCTTTGCTACGGCTTTCTTAGCTGGAGCTTTCTTTTTCTCGGTCATGTGATGACTGTCTTTCTGTTTTTGATTATTTTTTCTCAGCGCCCTTGCCGAAAGCAAGATCGTTTGGGTTGAGATAGCGCATCGCTACTGGAATCGCTGCTGCCCATACAGCATTCAATGCTGCGGTAGCGGATCCACCAGAGGCGGAGTAGGCGGCAATCGCGGCACCTAAGACCGAACGGCCATACGATGCAAGAATTGCCTTGACTTGTGGTGTGAGTAGTGCTTCCATGTTTATTTCTCCTTGGACTATGGTTCCAGCGAAACTATATACTGGGTCGAGCACTCGAGAGTTTTTTCGGAGTGCACGCCCTGTGGGGTACACTTGGCAGCTTCTTTTAGAAACAATGGCTTTCCTCGGTTCTATTATACAAATATAAAATGCTTCTAAACATAGCGCCGAGAGCAGGAATTGAACCTGCGACCAAGAGATTAGAAGGCTCTTGCTCTATCCACTGAGCTACCTCGGCTATATGACTGGGGGTAGTCTCCGCTCGCAACTTTGGGGATTTCGGTGCAAGACCTACGAACGGAGACCGGAGCCCACTCTCGGGATTGAACCGAGGACCTACGCATTACAAGTGCGTTGCTCTACCACTGAGCTAAGAGGGCGACTGAACTATTGTTGCTCAGCAAGAAGTGCGTTAAGTGACGCTACTTCATTTTGTAAATCTTCAATTTGCATACGAAGGTCTTCAAGTTCTGCTTCAGCGTCGCTAGCAGTATCAGCGTTGATTTCTTCTGGCATTTCTTGGTCTTCCACTTTTCACTCTTTTCTTAGATTTCGTAGACAGCTTCTTTGTGATGTCTTACTTTGACCGTTGGGTCTACATATATTTTATACCCAGACTGCTGAGCTTTTCCACACCAAGAGTAATCTTCCCCAACATTTACTCGCATAAGGGAGTCTTGTGACCACTGCACTCTGCCGATTAGAAACCACGGGCGTGGCATAGTTTCAAAGACTCCATGCTTCATACATACAAAACCAAAACCAACTCCGCCAACTTCGACTGGGTCAATGTGCAAAAGAAACTCCACCTTGTTCACGCTTGTCGGCACGCCCAAGTCGTTCGGGTAGTGAACAGCAACCTTGCCGTGCTGATCTAAAGCGTACAACCCAGACACAATGTCAAGATCTGAAGTGTACAGCTGCATAAAGTCTTCAATCGTCCACTCAATATCAGAGTCAATCCAGAAGATCTTGTCGTACGAAAATGCACCATTAGCGATTTTGTTTGAAGTGTAGTCGTGAGTCCAGGTATCTGACGCAGTCAGTTCGCGAGCGGTCGGGACAAACGAAGAGTACTTATTGAGATACTTAACTCGGATTCCGAGATTAGACAAGTAGCTAATCGTGTCTGTCAGACTTCGCACGTATTCAGCGTGCATCATTCTTCCGGGCGTAGCGATTACTACTTCATAATGTTCAGTCACGACCACGACCACTGTTTCTTAGAAACGCGTAGTACAACGCGATAACGGCAATAAGCATAATTGTAGTAGTCATTTCACACCTCTACTCGACAGTCTGGACATAGTAAAGCATCATAACCTGTTGAATACGAAGAAGCGTGACCCGTCTGTGTTACAGGCACTGGCACGACATTTTTATGCGCAACTCCGCACCTGTCACAAACGAGATCTACGATCCAAGCTACTGACTTGTTTTTCTCAATTGAAACTCTGATTCCTCGAGTCAGTGCATGAGCAGAGCCAGCTCCTTCAGTTTTACGAATGAACAACCGAGTGTCTTGACATTCAAGAACTGGCCTTGCTTTTTTGCATGGGCATTCCATTCGTGCTGGCTTGCACAAAACTACGCCATGAACAACTGTGTGTCGTGCCATCGGATGACCACACGCGCACACTTGGCGATCTACGCCATGTTTCTTTTTCTCAATAAGATCTGAATCTGACTCATCTACTTCGTCTGCAGTGATTCCCATCATAGCAAGAGCGTCTTGAGCAGACACCCATTTCTTTTCTTCTTCACTCATCTTTTCTCCTGTTTGTACAACATTCAGAACTATACCACAAAAGTTCTACTTATGAAACATAAAAGTACTTAATAAAGATAGAAACCGTAAACTCAACCTTTCTTTCGTTAGCCACCTACGCAGACGTATACACGTAATAGAATAATAGTTCTCTTTACGGTTTACTAATTTATAATCTAGGCTATACTAAGCTCTTTTCTCTTCAATGAAAGCAGAATCCGCTTAGTATATTAGAGAGCCTCCGCCGTCCTTGAGCCCAACCCACACACAAACTCTCAAACTAAACCCCCTCGTCCTCCGCTTACTCAACAATACTGACGCCTTGAAGTTGTACATTAGAAACCTTAAAAAGAAGCTACAGGGGGTGTATCAAGGTTTTCTTTGCAGCTCCTTGCTAGGCTCATTTAGGCCCCCAAGGGTCCTTGAACCCCAAAATGTCAGGAATTTGTCAAACTTTTTCAAACTTTTTTTCTAAGCCATAAAAGTATGGCCTCTCAAGACAGGTAAACATTTTTAACCCCTGTAACTTCACTCTTCCCCCGTCTTTTCCCCTTCTTCTTTTCTTGGTTCATTTGGCATACTGACGCCTTGAAAAGTGACCCCGAAGCACCCCCTCCGCCCTCCGCCTCCGCCCGGTCTACAGAACGGCACATAGATAGTTATGGTCGGCTCTTTTTGCTTGAGAGTCTCGATGTGTACTATGACAGAGAGGTGCATAGTATAAGATTAGGTATGACGTTTCTTCAAGAGACAGACACTCAGAGAGCTCTTCGCAGGCTAACTTCTTGCACGCATACTCTCTATTCTGTCTCCGACGAACTCGAAGATCCAGAAGACGTTGATGCCAGAGCAGATCTGCTTATCGCAGCCGAGAACCTAATTGACATAGCTCACCATATTACTGAGTCAATTAGAGACATTGCCTGGCAATACAGCGCCTTGCCACCCAGCGAAGAAGATGAGGATGAAGATTACTAAGTAATGCTACCAAAGGCGACCTGTGGGGACAGGTGGCGAAAGGGCGTACAAGCAAAACTAAAGACACGGACCAGAAGAGGTGCGTGGGTAATCTTCCCATCTATATTTATAGCACTGGCTTCTGCTATTACTCCGATAGGCTTTCAGGCGAATGCTACAGGGAACCAAGTGTCTATGCCAGGCGCTGGGTTTGAAGACGGGACACTCACAGGCTGGAACAGAGGTTCACAAACCGGGACCCTGGGAGCTTCCATAACTGGCAACGGCACTGGCGTAACCGTCTTCACTGGTTCACGTTCTTTTGTTTATGGCGCAAGTAGCTGGGCATTCTCTCCAAACAATGCTACGTACGCAGCACTGCTACAGCCGAAGGGCGAACAGACTTTTACTCAAGCTACTGCAGCTCTTGGGCTTTCTGGGGCTCAAACTTCAGCAATAACACAAATGCTATCAAGCCAAGCATCTACAACAGGTCTAGGCCAAGGCAACCCAACTGATGCCGCGTGGATTACTCGTGAAGTAGAGCTTACCGCTGGCATTACATACACAATGTCTTGGAACTATATGGCAACTGACTATGTTCCATTCAATGACGGTTCAATCACTTCGCTTGTTCCTGTCTCAGTAGCGTCAACTCCAGTAATCACCGTCAACAACTTTGAACAGTCATACGCACTTCTTGGGTTTACTAACCAAGGCACCGGGGATTACTCTACTGGTTCATATGGTTCAACTGGCTGGCAGATGTCAACTTATGAAGTTTCCGTATCAGGGACATACAAACTTGGATTCACATCATTTAATCTAGATGACCAGGGGTTGCCGCCAGTGCTGATGATTGATGATGCAATCGGGACAACGCTCTCGTGTAATCAGACTGGCGCCTCGTGTGAAACTTTTGGAGCTGTCCCTCCAAACAATGAAACAGCGCCAACAGCTCCACCAACTACGACAACAACGTCTACCTCAACAACGACCACAACTGTTGCTCCATACTTAAACTCAGTCACAAACCTTACTGCAATTGCAAATGCAGATGGAAGCGTAGACCTAGACTGGAATGCGCCGACATCAAGCAATGTTGATATCTATGCTTATGGAGTCATGTTCTACGATCTCACAGTAATTGGCGGAGCAACATCAGGCGGCTGGGGAGTTTGGACTAACCAAGGGACTAATTACTCACTTGATGATTCCACGTTCTCTGCAACTACTGGATTTGGGCCTGTTCGCTTTGGTATTAAAGCTGGCAATCAAAGTTGTTTCTCTAATGAAGGCGTAGGCCCATGCATCTATGGACCCGAAATAACCGTTGATGTAACAGTTATTGACCCAACTCCTCCCACCACCACCACCACCACCACTACTACTACTACTACTACTACTACTACAACACCTCTTATTGACACAATCTTTAGCCCAGAGGAGCCGACCCCAGTTGAGACACCCACGAACGAAAGTTATCCCCAAGGTGATGGACCCGCCGCCTCGGTACCACAATATGCCCCAGAACAAGAGACAACAACACAAACGGATGAACCGGCGATAGTTGTACCAGCAGATACGCAAGATGCAGCAGATGCCGCAGTTGCAGATATTTTTGATGGCCCTATGTCTAATGCAGGACTTGCAAATGCAGTTGACGATTTGGTTGCAGATGCGGAAACACCTGAAGCACTGACCGCCGTAGTTAACTCACTGCTTGACCAAGAACTAACAGACACGCAGTTCTCTACAGTAATTGATTCAGTGTTTGATGGTCCCATGTCTGACGAAAACTTTTCTGCTGCGGTTGACGCTGTCTTTGCAGATACTTCTACACTAAGCGATGAACAGTTTGACACTGCAGTGCAGGCAGTGTTCGATGGACCTCTGTCAACTGAACAGTTTGGCGATGCTCTTGAGGCTGTATTTAGCGAACCGCTTTCTGATGAAAAGTTTGATGCAATCATTGACGCCGTTTTGGACGAGCCACTTTCAGACGAGCAATTTGCAGAAGTGGTTGGGATTCTCGAGTCCGACGCTGTCTCTGAAGAGCAAGTAGCTGCAGCTGTTGATAGCATCTTAGAAAACGAAGTCACAGCAGAACAAGCAACAGACCTTGCCACTAGCGAAAAGGTTTTGGAAAGCATCGACGGCGAACAAGCAGCAGAGATCTTCGATGCTGTTGAAGTTGGCGAACTAACTTCAGCAGAAGAAGCCGCACTTGTTGCAGCAGTAACAGATGCCCCAGATGAAGTAAAGAACGCATTTGAAGAAACAATTGACATCTTTGCTGAAGGTCTCGATGAGTATGTAGCCGTAGGCTCGCAGGTTGACGTAGGAACGCGTAGAAGCCTCATCGCAGCCTCCGCCGCAGTATCAACCCTGACAGCTGCCGGTGCGGCTGGAGCCGCTTCTGGAGGCTCTGGAGGACCATCTTCGAACGGCGGTGGCGGTGGCGGTGGCAGCGGTGGCAATAACCCCGAAGGACGCAGTAAAAAAGAAGAAGACGGCGAGCAAGAAGCCTCCGGTGAAATTGCTGGCCCAGGCGAAGACGAAGAGAAGAAACATTTTACCCGTAATAGTATTTTCAAGTACCAGGAGAACTAACCATGAAAAGAAAATTCAGCCCCATTGGATTCATTAAGAAATTCGCAGACGAGACCGCCGCTTTGGCATTCACCCTTGCAGGAAGCACTGTTGTGTTTGTGACCCTCTCAGGTCAAACGCGCAAGATTGCTATCATTGCAACAGGCGTGGCTCTTCTTGTTCATTACATTCGTGTAATGGCCAAGAACGACATGGACTAGTATTGTCACTATGAAAGTTTGGATTGACCAAGACCTATGCACTGGCGACGGGCTGTGCGCAGAGATAGCACCAGATGTATTTACGATGATGGACGACGGTCTGGCTTACGTAAAAGAAGGCGACAAGATATTTTGCTCCGCTGTGGGCAACCCAGAGGGTGCAGCCGGTTTAGCGTCTTTTTCAGACGACAGACTTAGTGACGTAATTGAGTCAGCAGAAGAATGCCCAGGAGAATGCATTTTTATAGAGCCTTGAGGCGTATAATAAATGTATGGTAAAACCACGCGTAATCATTCTAGCCGCCGGTGCTAGTGAGCGCTGGGACAACTTTCGCGGTACGCCAAAGCACCTAACAAAGGTAGAAGGAAAAGTACTTCTAGAGCGCACATGTGAGCAGTTCTTAAAGTACACCGACGATGTCTGTGTTATCGGATTAGATAACAGATACCAAGTTGAAGGTACAAGTCTTTATGTCATCAAGGCGCAGAACACTCACTGGAAAGACGCATCAAAGTTCTTGTCATCTAAGAATCTGTGGCTGAACGACGGCCGTACAGTTTTAGTTTTTGGCGATGTGTACTTCACGAGTGAAGCTGTAAAAACAATCATGCGTGAAAAGAATCCTTTTAAGTTCTTCCTTCGCACTGGGCCAAACGAAGAAACAGGCGCTCGCTGGAAAGAAATCTTTGCGCTGTCGTTTGATCAAACAATGGCACAAACTATTGGTCAAAATCTACTGTATCTTGTGTCAATGGCGCAAGCTCAACGGCAGGCAGGCTGGGCGCTGTACACTTACATGATTGGCACAACAGCAAACGGTCTATTTAACAATCCTCATTTCATCGAGATCAACGACTGGACAGAAGACTTTGACTTCCCAGAAGATCTTGAAATCTGGGAAGCGCATCGCAAAAAGTCTCGTACAAAGAAATCTGTCTAACTTTCACCTTTTATAACTTATTATGTGTATAATGAATTAGTCACCCCCTGACACATTACATAGGAAAAGATATGAAAAACACTGCAATCACTCAGCAATACGCTGAAAAAATACGCCCGCTAATGCCACTGGCGCATAAAGCGTATGGCTCAAAAACGCAAAACACACCAGCGCATCAAGCGAGCAGAGAATACACAAAACTTCTTGTTGAATTTGTAGAAAATAAGGGAAGTCTTATTCATTTGTCTGCAGAACTTGAAGTATCGTATTCAGGCCTCCGCCGCCGTGTGATGACCGCTTCATTGCCAGCAATGAACAATAAAAACGCTCGCACAAAGCTAGACCCAAACGTAGCAGAAGAAGCTGTAGCACGAGTGCAAGAAGCTCGTAAAATTAGTACTGAAAAGTACCATGAACAGCTTTCAATTGAGTACTACAAAAATGGTATTTCGCTATCTGTAATTGCAAAAGGTCTTGGCATTTCAAATGCAGGCCCACTGTACTACGGCGTGCAGCGTCACGCTTATCTTATAGACTAAATGCTTGTCAGTTCTAAAGTAAAACAACTTCAAAAGCAACTTGTTAAAGTCTGGGTAGCTAATTTTTTACTAAAGAAAAGAATTGAAAACTACGAACGAGCGTTCGGCGATATATTTGCTGCCATAGAAAATAAAGGTAAAATGCCTAAGTATCAAGACTTCGTAGCACGAAAGCATCGCGACGAATGGCCAGACTTATGGCAAGCAATTGACAGAGCGACTACTGTTTTTAATCACAAAAAAGAGGACTAAATGTTTACAGGATTCCTAACTGGAGTATGCCTTGGTTCAATAGCTGGTTTAGCTTTTTACCATTGGTGGATTACTCCAGATCTAAAAGATCTAAAAAAGCATGTTGCTCGCTTGGAGCAAGATAAGAAATTGCTGTCTAAACTTGCGATGCGCACTTTTACAGTCACAAGAACAAAAGTCAACATTGACGACGAATAGCAATGCCAGACTTTGAAGAAATGCGCAATGCAGTTTTACGAGCCTTAGCGTGGCAAGGAGAGACTAACGCTCAAGACGACGACGCATTCGAGCAAGACGTTTGTTCACCACAGGACTGTTAAGATAGCCACCAAAGAATCTTTCTTCTTCGGTTTCGCCTCCCCATATGCCAAGTTCATTGTTAGCTCGAGCGTAGTCTCTGCATGGGCCGATAACAGAGCATGATTTGCATATCGCCTTTGCTAGAGCTTCACGTTTTCTTCGCTGAGTAGCGGTTTCATCTAGTGCTATATAAAAAAGATTTGTCTTCTTTTTACAATTTGCTTCATTCATCCACGTGATCTTCAACGTCTACCTTATTCGCCTTTTTTCTTGTCTACCTTTCGGAAGACTTCGTTAATCTCAGCTGTTGTTAGTTTGCCATCGTCCATGTACGCTCTTGCGAGACCTTCAACTACGAACGCAACTCCACCGATACCAGCCATTAGAACAGCCTTAATAAGTGGAACGTCTACAATCGCTCCAGCGCCAACGACGCTAAGACCGGTTGCTGCAAACGTTGCAACAATTCTCCAGATGATTTGTTTTGTTTGCTCCATTGTATACTCCTTGGTTATCGCTTTCTGCTGCCGACGCGCGTATTAAATAACGTAAAGTGAGTATGCTCTGGTCTGCACAGACAAGTGTCCACAAGCAATTGTGACAAAACTTTCTTAAACTGCACTGAGAGCTCCTTGGTAGGCAGCCCTCTCCCTAATTGCATTCTAGCATTTAGTGGGTGTTGGCTAGTTTAGACCTGGTCTCTCGGGCTTTATTGCGTCTTACGACATCTGGGTTTTTAAGAAACCCGGCAAAGTATCGCTCGTCTTCTGTTTCTCCGCCCCAAACACCAAGTTCACGGTTCTCTCTAGCGAACTGTCTGCACTGCAGCATGACAGGGCATTGCTTGCATACAGCAACTGCCGCAGCTTCTCTTTGCGCACGAGCATGCTCTTTTTCTTTTAGTTCACCAAAAAACAGCGCAGTAAGTCCTCTGCATTCACCATGAATAGCCCAGGCTGTGTCACCTTGAACAGGGGTAATATTCACCTTTTGTGTTGTCATACTTACTTATTGTTTTCGGTAATAAACTTAATCTCGCAAGAATCCGTTGTGCAATACGACTCTCCGATTGCGTCAGCGGCCATTCCTGCGTAAACGCCAGAGAAGTCAATAGGGAACAATTTATTCTCTCCTTCTTCTCTATACTCTTCTTCGGTGATTTGTGTATAAGGCATTTGTGGATATGTAAAGTTTCCTGATGGCAAGAATGAAACAGTTTTTAATTGACCGTCATACATGTGTAGAACAGTTCCGACGTGCTGTGACTCAGTTTCTGGGTCGAATGAAATAGTTACAGAAACAGAGTTGTCTGACCAGTATCTTTGTGCAACAGCAGCAAGTGACATTTTTTCAAAGATTGTTACATCTCGTTCAGCACGCTCAGCATCAGACTTAATCGGAAAGAACACAACGCTTGTTGTAGTTGGCGATTCTGACGCAGGCTCAACTCGATAGTTCGCCATCTTAAATAATGGCAGCATTGGGTCATCATTAGAGAAACGAATTGCTCTGTTAAAGTATTTACCACCAGGTGTCCAGTGAACTCCAGGAGACTCTCCAGCAAGAATAGACACAGTACCTGAAGGTTTTACTGTTGTCATCTTGATTGATTCGCGAACACCCAACCATTCAGAGTAAATATTGTCATAGCTTTTAATAGTGCTATAACCAGTGTCCATCCACTCACGAAGAATAGGCAAACCAACACGATCAGCAAAGTTAGCAACACCCGACATTGAAGTGCCAATGCGACGATTCCGCTGCATAATTGCGTTTGTCTCTTCCCAATGCGTTGGCAACAACGTCACTGTCTTGGCGTAAAGATAAGCAAACTTCAACGTGCGCTTGTAGTCTTCAAGATTTTCATGACGGTTTAGATATGTCTCAACAAGCGTGCAGCACTCGTACGACTCAAGTGACTGTTCTGCGCAAGGATTGTATCCAGCAACGCGCCAGTCCTTATTGTTAGCAGGGTCAGCAAGTCGTCCATACTTACGCGATACATCTAACCAAATAACACCAGGTTCTCCATTTAAAGAAATTCCTTCAACAATACTTGATAAATCTTGGCCAACAGATGTCTCAACAGAGTTGTTAGACATCCAACCCCAACCAGGAGAGTCTGCGTCATACGAATTGCGCTCAGGATACACAGCAGCATTTTTAAGATTTAAAAAGCTTTCATCACCAAGGCGACCAAGTAGCAATTCAGCAGAACGACGAACGTTGCCAGATACTACGCATACTCCGATAAGGTTTCCGATATCAGCAATATCGACGCGCGAAAGTTTCTGTCCTTCGCGTCCAGCAAATATTCTATGAATATGGTTATGCAACATAATCAAAGGATCTGGGCCAGCAGCAGTTCCACCAAATGTTCTAATTGGCTCGCCTGCTAAACGAATAAGCGAGTAGTCAAATGTAAGAGATGTCTGCTCTGGCTTTAAGTAAGTGTTAATCAAATCGCTTACTGATTGAACCCAACCTTCGCGAGTATCTGGAATGATTTGAAGAATAACTTTATTGTCAAGTGGCTTGTAAATTGTAAAGTCTTTGTCTGCGCCCTTGTCATCAAATCCAACGCCAACGCCAAGCATTGATGCTTCCATAAGAAATGCAAATGGTTTTGCTGGGTTATGCTTATTCATTTCAGCAGTTGAAACAAACGCACAGTTCTGCAAAGCAGCAGAGTTTTTCTGAGTGTTTACAATTGGCGTACCCATTACCCAAAGCCCACGACCAGGCGGCGTCCACTTTAAATTGAACAAGCGGTCAAAAGCTTCCTTTGCACTCGCTTGCGCTTTAGAATCATTCCACGGAAGACGACTCGACTTGCAATGATCTTTTTGCAATGAATACATTCCGTTGATTACTCGTTCGCAGACGTCAACCCAAGTCTCTTTAGTTCCGTCTTCTTTTAAACGAGAGTAAGTGCGAAGAAAAGTGATTTCACCAACTGAGTTTCCTGCAGCATCTCGATAGCCAAACGGAGCTTTTTTATCTTTATATCCCGCTACAAATTCGTCATTGATACGAAAAGAAAATAGCGATGACATAGTGAAAACCTCAAACTGAAATGATTAGAAAGATAAATTATACTTGGTGAAATGACTGTCAATGTAATTGACTATAGATTTCTTTGCAAGTTGGGCAGATGTTATAACTGCTTCCGTCTCGCGATGGCACCCAAATCTTCCCGCACAGCGCCATGATTGGTACGCCATACACAAACGATTCCATAGCCTCAACTTCGTCAACATAGTGAGCAAACTTGTCGTGATTACCGTCAGGCGAAATGTTTAACTGCGTGTTTTCTTTTATCTCTATCTCTGACACGATGGGCACCAATAGACTGTGCGTCCGTCAAGAGTATCTGATAAAACTGCTTGATTGCAAAGTAAACAAGAGTTGCCAGTTCTTTTATACACATAGCTATATTGAGTACAACCGTGTAATTCAACGCCATGCATCTGTAAGTGCTTCTCATCGACAGTTTTTATCTTGCCGTCTTCTGCGCCAAGCTTGAGCAATCTAACTGAGTCGTCCCAAATGCTGTTAAACTTTTCACGCGGCACATCTTTGCCAGAAACAAATGGAGAAAGGTTATTAAGAAACAAGATCTCTGCACGATACACATTTCCAATACCAGCAATCGTCGCTTGGTCCATTAACAGCCCACCGATTGTTTTTTTGCTCTTGCTAATTCGTGCCCAAGCCTTTTCAGGGTCGGCGTCTTCGTGAATAGGGTCCGGGCCAAGTTTAGCTTTTTTATCTAGCATCTGCTGATAAGTGTAGATTTCGCATGCAGTTGGCCCAGACAAATCTGACAAGTACTCACCGTTAGAAAGGCGCAGTCTTGTTGAATCGCCTGGCTCTTGATTCTTAAACTTACGAAGTTTAAACCACCCATACAACCCAAGATGAACATGAAGAATCTTTTCGTCAAAGTGCAGAAATAAATGCTTGCCGTGCGCACTTGTCTCTGTCATAATAGAACCGTTGATACTAGCGGCGCCATCAGTGAATCTACCTTGCGGGCTAGTAGCGTCTACAATCGTACCAACAAACCCATAGGAGTGAACTGTTGCTAGATGTCGTATTGTGTGTCCTTCAGGCATGAAGTTTATTTTATTCTATTGAATGCAGCATCTTGTGAACTGTCTCTTGATTAATGATTGCTAAATTGCAAGACATATCTTCTCTGCCAAATGAAATAACGTAGTCGCTATCTTTTGCAACAATACCTGCCGCGAACTCAATGCCTTCTGATACAAATTGAAAAGGTTCACTAACATGCGTAGCCCAGCCATTGTTATCAAATTTTACAAAGAAATGATTGTAGTCTTTGATTACTGTCTCCTGCATCCCAAATGTTTCGTTGGAAAATCTAGTAGATCTTTTAATTGAAAGATTATGCATTATCCCTAAGTAAGTGCCATCGTCAAATTCAATAAGATGAGCGTTCCCACGAAGAGCAGAAGTACGCTCGTTATCACGTAAACGGTGAATAACGCTACCGTTGCTTACAATGCCATTTCCATCGTATATGTAGTCAAAATTCTTTGGTTTTTTATAGGCAGTCATCCAATTTTTTTCTGCGCGTTTTGTTTCGTACCCGGGAAGAACTTCTATTTTAGTAACGTACTCCGCGTTTTTATCTAGATAGCACAAGCAATTGCGAGCAACTGGTATGTTTCTTTCCAATACAACACCGGTAAACATCCATTTCTTGTCGCGCCAGAGCAGCTTAGGATCCTCTACTCCACGAGTTACGTCCATTCCGCACCGACTGAAATCTATCTGTCGCAGATTCTCTAGCTCTAGACTGTCGGTTAACTCTGCAAACCATACCTGGTTTCGTATCGGACCACCAGTCGTGACGCGCAATTCTCCGTGAGGAAGAATTACGTAATTGCTCGAGCGGATAGCTACGGCGTATGAGCCAGAGTCCGACACACCAATAGACGCGTTGAATGCGCTCCATGTTTTAACTTCCTTGTCTACTAATCGGCGTAAGTACTTAATGTCTCCGCCAAGATCTTTAAACGTAGAGACCATTTGGATATCTTTCTACAACTCCAGATATCTTTGGAGCAATTGCAATTAAGTTATCTCCTGTGTTTGCAACCTTAAATCCAAAGTAGTTTAAGTTGTCAACAATATGAGGACGCGAATCTTCAAATAAGTCCTCCGTCCACACCGATGGCTCGAATCCAGCACATTTCAATGTACTCCAAAGAACTTTAAGCGAGTACTCATAGTTGTGACGATGATACTCACGCGTCTTGTGATACTGCATAAAGAAGTACGGAGGATATCCTTCAAAGATTCTTACAAACGCGCGAGAACTAAGAACATTTGGCGTAGTCAATAGAAGTTTTCCATTTGTTTTTAGAACTCTATTTACCTCACTGAGCATAAACATTGGGTCTATTTCCATATGCTCAAGAACCTCGCAACAAATGACGATGTCATATGTTTCATCTTTAACAGGCAAAACATCGTGCTCAAGATCGACTGTAAACGCACGCACCACTGTAGACTGCCCAGCCACATCCACACCCCTTTGGCGTTCTCCCTCTTTTCGAACTCCGTCGTAGTCAGTTACATCAATAGTGACGCCCGGAAAAAGTGACTTTAAAAAAACTGGAAAAAAGCTGCTGGTCCCAAGTTCAAGAATTCGGCAGTTTTCTCCCGCCTCCTCTACCAGCCCTGTCAGGATCTCAGCAGTTCTCGCTAGTCTAGCGCTATGAGTCATATGGTAATCACCACTATTATTCAATAAAGGCTTCGCCACATCTACAACCCTGTCACTGATTCCAAAATACGGGTGAGACTTCATTAGGACATTCTATACTGCAGTTGGAAATGAAGGCTAAAGAAGCGAGCTATAATTCTACTTAATCCCTAGCACACGGAGTGATCTATTATGCCACGCAAATACCCATACTACCCATCGTTTGACGGAAAGAAAGCCCAGCCGGGGACCGAGAAGCTTGTAGAGCTCTGCGGTAAGCGTTGGAAGACAAAAAACATGGGCATCTACGCAAATCGTCTTATGCGCAACTCGCAGACTGCTGGCAAGAAAGCGTCTGACCCAGGAATGGACAAGTTCCTCAGCGTTCACGCAACTGGCGCGGCTTGTGACGTTGGATACGCGAAGCGTGCAACAGGCGTAGAAATGTGGGACTGGTTCCTTAAGTACTCGAAGGAGCTCGGCATTGTTGAGATTCACGACTACGCGTTTGACGCTGATGTAACAGACAAAAAGCCAGGCTGGGGACGTGGATTCCGCTGCTCACGTGGTGAAGGCGAAAAAGGTGTAAAGATTTACAATGCCAAGGACAACGCTGGCTCGCAGGGCGGCATGTGGATTCACCTTGAGCTTGATCCTGAAATGGCAAAAGACGCAGTAAAGTTCGAGGCAGCCTGGCGCGCACTCCCTAAGCCTGGCGCTGCATGAGTGAAATAGTTGTCTCGCTTATTGGCGCAATTAGCCTTATTGCTGTTGCTTTAATTGAGACAGGTCGTCGCACTAACAAAAAGCGGTGGGAAGAAAATAAGCAAGATCACAACTTTGTAGTAGACAAAATTGAAAATCTTGGAAAAAGTCTTGGACTCTCAATTGACAGAGTAGAAGATACAGCTCTTCGTACTGAAGTAAAGTTAGATCAGCATATCAATGACCATGTAACAGGTCGATTGCAATAGCAATGAAACAAAGAATTGTTATCTTCGTATTGTTGGTAACAATGTGGGCTTCTGGTTTTATTTCCGGAAGAATGAGCAAAAGATAGGAGCCGGGAGTGGGCAAGAAAAAGAAGTCAAGTGGAGCGCGATCAGGGCAGAGAATCCGCGTTAATCCATTAACTGGAGAAGCAGAAACAATTAGTGGCACTAGGTCAGGGAAAAAGCGTCAGCTACTGCCACTTGGTCATCCGCTTCGCACACACGATCTAAAATCACCAGGGTCTAAAAAAAGTCGCCACCAAGCATTAATGAATCGCAACAAAAGCGAACAATAACGACACACGAGCATTGGCCACATCCGGAGCGTAAAGTCTGAAAGGAAAATAGTTACGCCGGAAAAGTTCAATTAACAGTGTAGCAGATCTAAGCGCTACCTTAGGGGGAAACACCCGCCGCTCGGAGGTGACGGCGGGTTTTCTCCTTTCTAAGGTAAAGACACTATTGCAGACTTAGGCAGTCGCCCTACGCCAATTAACGAAAGCTTGTGTTTCTTTAAATACTTGACGTGCGCTGCTTTTGTTTTTGCGCCATAGTGACCGTCAACAGTTACGCCAATGATCTTTTGCAGGTCCTTTACGATACGACCTTTTTGATTCCAATAATATTGAACTATAGGGACCATCGCTGGGTCGTAGTGAAACAGCTTAGGTTTTGCCATTCTGTATTTGCCTGTTGATTTAGACTTGTAGCATCCCCAGCCACCGAAGCCAACAGGCTTTTGGTCCCATTCATATATTTGCGGAACACCCATACGTCTTGCTTTGTCTGCTCCACGGTCTACTGTAGTTTTCCAACCCTCCACAGAGATACGGTCAGCAACAATGATTTGCTGTTCTTTGGTTGCTTTGTCAGGAGAAGGAGCAAACTCTTCACCGCCGTAGCGTTCCCAAGTGCCCATACCAGATTGAGGAAACTTACCTCTAGTGTAAATACCTAAACCACCTGCCCAAGTTCCTTTGTCTTGCCAGTTGCTATTTGTTTCGCAGACTGCTAATTTTTCCCAGAATTCTAAAGAAGCATTAGGTGTCAAGTCAACTACAAGGCTTTTGTGAGAAGGAGCAGAAAGTGGCTCAGTCAAAACCTCAACTGCCAAGGTTTCAACTGTTGGCACGGTTTCTTGAGTTTCTTCTAGTGTCACTGTAGTGCCGAATAAGCCAGGCGTTATCATTGTACCGCTCGCCAAAATAGCGAGCATGGTCCTCAAGATACTTTTCCTTGTTTGGTGGACAGGGTGTAGTTGCTATTCATATTAGCTCCTTGTATCAATGCACTTGCAAAAAACAATAGCAAAGCAGTAAAGTGTTTCATGATTATCTCCTAGGTACGGTTATTGCTAGGGGTAATTACTACTATAACTTCCCCAAGCGGCAAAAAGCGAACTTATCTATTATAAAAGCTCTCTAACACCTGGCATCTAAGGAAAGAATTAAAAATAAAATGTTTCTCTTTTAAAGTCGTTACCACGTATGGCTCTCCTCCGTATACCATTAATGTTAAACCTATACATAAGAAGTTGTACAAAATGGCCTTGAAAGGTATATGAAATATGGTAAAGAAACCAAAAGAGAAGAAAAACGTGGCACTTTTGTACGCCCGTGTTTCCACCCAAATGCAGGTCAATGACGGCATGTCTCTAGGCGCTCAGGAGCGAGATTTACGTCGAGCGGCTGAACAGGCAGGATTCACGGAAATGGAACTCCTGCGCGAAGAGGGACGCTCTGGCAAATCAATTCAAGGCCGCCCGGTTCTTCGCGATGCTCTTGACAGACTTGACCGGGGCGATGCTGCTGCGATCTTTGTAACGCGCATTGACAGACTAGCGAGATCTACCAGAGACTTTCTCAGCATCGTAGACAGAGCCAACTCTAACGATTGGCGTATTGTAATGCTCGACCTCAACTTAGATACCGCGTCGTACCAAGGCAGATTTGTTGTCACTATCATGAGTGCACTTGCCGAGATGGAGCGCGGAATTATCGCTGAGCGCCAAAAAGACGTTCACAAGGATCGTCGTGAAAAAGGCCTCAAGTGGGGAGTTGATCTTGGCCCAAAGTCAAAGATCACGGAAGAGCTGTACGAGACAATCAAAAAGTACAGAGAAGGCGGAATGTCATACAAGGCAATTGCAGATCGTCTCAACAAAGACGATGTCAAAACAGCGTTTGACAAAAAGTGGCACCCGACGACAGTTAAGAACTATCTGGATAGACAAAGGCAGCCGGAGGAGCATACTTAAAACCGTGTCATTAAGACGCTCACTCCGGCTATAGACGCCCCTCTCCCAAGGCGTCAAACCTTATAATGGGATATTACATTGAAACTAAAAGAAAACAGGTCCCAGTTTCACGCTATTTCTAAGTAATTTTTTATGGCCTTAAGAATGTAATTCTCAACAGACAGATAGTCATTATCTGCCTTAAGTTTAATGTCATTAAACTCACGCTTTGAAAGACGTATTTTTGCTATTTTTGTACCAGCGGTATTCACTACAACAATGACCCGCCGCCTTGTGAAAAAGTCAACTAATTTACTCATCTTGCAAATCTACTTGCGATGCCCCAGTCAACTTCTCCTGTAGAGACTGATCTCGGCATGAGCATTCTCCCAGCGATTTCTGCTCTAGAGCCTAGACCGTTGATCTCCATCCCACGCTCACTTAGCTTTCGTTGAAACGCAATCTGTGTCATTGGCTTTTCACCACGCTCTTCAGACCATACGCGATAGACAGCGTACAAAGACTTGACAGGCGTAGACGCACCTTCAGTTTCTTTAGTTTCTTCTGTCATAAAGAACCCGATACGGTCTTCATTTTTACGGTAAATATCTGCGGCTTCGCTAACAACAGAGCACCAGCCTAGTGCATCTCTCGCGCTAGACCCAAGAAGTTTGATAGCGCCTTCAACTGCCCAAGACAGCACTGCTGGCAGTCCACCTTCTGGGTCGAACAAATAGTGCTTTAGATCTGGGTCTGGATTTTCTGGAACTTTTGTCAGTGGCACTGGACGAATTCTGCGCCACATAGCGTCGTCAGTAATGATTGGCCTGTGGTTAGTAGTAATCCAGAGCTTCGCACGAGATTGAAATGTAAATGGCTTTTCGCCAGGAGAACGAGCAGAAATTTCAGATGAACCAGTTAACTTCTTAATTGAGTTTTCTTTTATACGCTCAGATTCTGGGAGCTCATCGACCCAAACCATACGACGACCTCGAAGCTCTGCCCAGTGGTAAAGATCAGAGCCGTGCACTTGCCCGTCCCCTTGGGCAAGAATGCTTGAGTCAAGTGGCCACGCGTATTGCGATGTGCCCATTGCTTTAACAAGAGCTTCAACCAGTGTATTTTTACCAGAGCCAGGCGGACCATACACAAGAAACATAATGTCATATGTGCGTAAACCAGTTAGAGAGTATCCTGCTGCTTTTTGCAACCACTCTTGTAATTCTTTATCGCCGCCTGTAGCAAAATCAATAAATTGTTCCCAACGAATATTGCGAATCCCGGGGTTATAAGCAACAGGAGCCCTACGAGTAATGTAAAGGTCTGGTCGGCCACGAAGTAATTCTCCAGTTCTTAAGTCAATAACGCCATTAGCAACGCCAAGAAGTGTTTCATCGCTGTCCCAAGAATTTACATCAACTTGCACCCGTGGGTCAGACGTAGCGCTTTCTATAGAGCCATTGATACGCGAATTAGATTTTGCTTGTTGCGCCCAGCGAATTACTTCTGACTGTTTGTCCGCGTCGTCAAGATAGTGAACAACCTCACTTGCAACGATTGGCGCAATTTTCTTAGAGAGCTCACGCATTTCGAGACTTTCAACGTCAGGCTTCCAATATCCGCCGTCCCAATGAAACCAGCCAAGCCCTGGAGTGTATCTAATTGCTGGTCCGAAAGAGTCAACGAGTCGTCGCCCATTACCAGTGTCAGTAAGACTTCGTTTGCCCGGTTCTCCGCCTTCTTCTGAACCAAGAGCATCTGGGTCAAGTGGTACGTCGATGTTAATGAGGCTAGTCGCTGACGATAACGAGTCGCCGTCAACCATAGAGCTGTGCACAGCGCCACCAATAGTACCGGGAAGGTTAGAAAAGCCGACTGACTGAGAAGTATTTGTTGTTTGTTGCGATTGCGAAATAGATGCACGGCTCTCCTCAGTTGATTTATTTGCCCATTCTTTTAATCCAGGCCATAGTCTTTCCGTTTTTGGGTTATTGACTACAAAATCAATAGCTCTTCGAACGTGCATAAGCAATCCGCCAGGGCCTTCAAGCTCAAGTGGTGGCCGAACTTTTTCTGCATTGAACCGAATCATCATTGTTTCAATTGCAAGACGACCTGCTTCAGTATTTGCTGGGAACTTATTTGCAAGTGCACACGCAAGAGCATAAATATCTACAGCTCTAGAACCTTCGTCAATACCGTCGGCAAGCAAGCGATCTACATCGACACGCTCTCCAGCAAAATCTAACGAGTCTAAAAAGCCCCAGTCACCTTCGCCAAGCGCTGTCTCTGCTCGCTTACCGCGCTTGCGCAGTGACACTAAAAGTTCTTCAGGCGCATGCGCTATTTCAATTTCCCAAGGAGCTCTACCAGGCGCCCATTCATAGCAGACACCAGAAAAGTGACGCGACGGCGCAATAAGAACATAGCCATTATGTTTAATGTCTATTCCACCAAGACCTGCTTTTTTAAGATTACCAACAAGCGCTTCAGACTCACTACATTTATAGAATAGGTGTCTGCCACGTTGAATTCTCCCACCGATTGAATACTCTCCGGTGATTGCCTCAACAGTTGGCGGTAGTGCTCCTTCAACAAGAGCTTCAAACTTTTCAAAAGAGTCTGGCCCGCCAGCTCGTGGGTCGATGTCAATTACAAAAAATCCACTAGGGCGACAGAATACCGCAGTATTCTGTTCTGGGCTAGCAGTCCACCATTGTTTTACAACTTCAACGTTTGGCGTAGCTTGACTATTCCATTCACCAATACTTGGGTGCTTTCCAACATCTTTTGGTTCTGCATGCGCGCCGCCGCAAGTACAACGGCCGCCGACAATGCCATAGCACGGTAGAACGCTCCAACCGTGAGCCGCATACCATTCTGCTGCAGGCCCGAGTCTTCCGTTTGCTTTGTCCCAGTCACTCACTTTGCAGCGCTCACGCTCTGTTGCAACGTACATACCCACGCTTGAGCGTCTTCGTACAGGATATAAGCTCTATCTCGGCCAGTCTCGGTTTTTATTTTAATTGCTGGCAGTTCGCCGCTGGCTACAGCACGCGCAACAACTCGCGCTGGTATACCAAGCATTATCGCAACTCGACGTACGCTAAGTCGCTTATTGCTTTCTGTATTTTGCATTTTGAATGTCCATGTTAGAGAGTTTTTTGTGACATTTGTGAAATTTGTAACCTGGTCACTATATCAAACAGTTGTCTTTGTTTTTGGCTTCTTGAAGTAATTTTCAATAGAACTCAGTAAGTTTTTGGGATACAACTGTATCATACTTTTATGCAGCTAAGTTTTAACTTATGTACAATACAACAAACAGTATATGATACTGTATGATTGTACCGAAAACAGGAGGCACTTACGTGGGGTCTTTATTTGATGATATCAAAAAAGAGCAATCAAAAAAAGGTAATAGATCTCGTATCGCTGAGATACTAGATTCGCTACCTGACGACGAAAAGAAAGATCTGCTAAAAGCGCTAAATGACCATGCAATTCCGGCATCGAATATTTCAAAGGCACTAGCCAAGCGCGGGCACAAATTAGCTATTAATGTTATTAGCCGCTATCGCCGCGGAGAATTGACGACGGAAATTAAATGAGCCTTTCAGACGACATTCGCAAAGAAGACGAAATAACAGAACTTCGCGCTGCACTCAAGAAAGCGCAGCAAGCGCAGTATAAAGCCAAGCGTGCCAATGAAATTATTGTAGAAGCAGTGTATGCCGCTGCTCATGATTCCGCTATCGCCTGTGGCCTAGGCAAAGCGTTAAAATCGCCAGTACAAAAACCACAAAAAGACACTAGAAAAACTAAACCAGAAGTAGCTCTAGTCCACGCCACAGACTGGCAAAACGGCAAAAGAAGCATCACATACGGAATGGAAAAGTGCTCAGAGCGTATTGAACAATTAGCGCGCAAGGTTATGGAGCTTACAACAGTTCAGCGAACCCATCACCCAGTTCGTGAATGCGTTGTAATGTTCGGTGGAGACATGGTTGAAGGGATTACTATTTTCCCGGGTCAAGCTTGGGAAGTTGAAGCTCATCTTTTTGAACAACTTTTTGAGACTGTGCGCATTGAAGAGACTCTCATTAGAACCTTTGCCGCATTTTTTGACAAAGTGCATGTAGTTTGCGAGTACGGAAACCACGGCCGACTCGGCCGCAAAGGCGAAATGCCAGCAAACGACAATATTGACGCAATATCCTATAAGATCGCACAAGACAGAACAAAAGATCTAAAAAATGTCACATGGCAAATGTCACCTGACTGGTACCAAATGGTTACTATCGGTAATTACAAAGCATTGCTTGTGCACGGAGATGAATGCAAAGCTCAGGCAGGGATTCTACGCAAAGCGAACGCGTGGGCTACTGGCGTAGTGGAGCCGTTTACCGATGTGTATATGGGCCACTTTCATACCCCCACTACGATGACAATGGCAAATGCTGGTAGAGTGTTTGTAACTGGGTCGCCAGAATCGCACAACGAGTACGCTCGTGAAGTGATAGCCGCAGTAGGAAAGCCTTCACAGAGACTTCATTTCGTTGACCCAGACAAGGGAAGAGTTACGGCAGAATACACCGTATGGCTAGACTAAGCACTCTACTATCTACACTGTAGTTATTTGATAAAATAACACAGTAGAGTAGACTGGAGATCGGGTGACCTGGCCAAATGACGTAGTAACAAGAACTGTCACTGCTACCTATTTAACAGGCGCTGGGTCGCCTGCAAAAGGTAGAGTTACTTTCACTCCGACTGCAAGAATATTAGATGACCAAGACGCTGTAGTTATTGAAGATACCATTACAGCTACGCTTGACATCAATGGGTCTTTTTCAATCGCACTGCCGACAACAGACAACTTGCTTCTGTCACCGCAAGGCTGGGCGTATTCAGTCAGTGTGCGTCTATACGGTGTAAAACCAAAAAGATTTTTTGTAGTTTTGCCATTCGGAGATGGCTCACCAGTAGAACTACAGTCAGGGACTTCTGCCTACGCTGGAGAAGCAGTTTCTACTGGTGTTA